CGCTTCAAAAGTCCATCTTGCTGATAGCTTTCTTGATTTGGCTTCTACAACCTGCTTTAAGATCTGCACGTTCAATTTCTTACCTGCAGTACCTTCAAGTGTTGCTGTTGCGGCACCTTTTGCTGGTGATGAGTCATTACCAGAATATGAAGATGCGATTTTGAATGGTGATAATGCTTCGTCACCAGCTGTGATGTTTGTTGCACCACCAGTTGTTGTGTCAGCATATCTTACTCTTAGTGTGTGGATTTGTCCAACTGGACCAGTCATTGGTTGTACGCCAACTAACTCGTTAGCGATAACAGTCGGCATGACCCTTCTAATCACTGGCAAAATCACTCTGTTCAGAGTTGCTACGTTACCTGAAGATGTTGCTCCAGCTGTTGCCTGCTCTGACAGGTATCTGCGTGTGTTTTCAAGGACCACATCCAATGATTTGGCTTTTGCACCATCAACACCTTCCATGAGTGCTGATTTGGTTTCTTGCCATTTGCTTTCTAATATAGCGGATGTCATTTTCATTTTTCTCCTATTTAATACCTGCTAATTTACGGAAGTAGTTCACTTCCTCGGTTGTTTCTTTTGCCTGAGGTTTTGCCTGTCTGTCGCCTGTTGATTCTGTTTTTGATTCAGAAATTATTGAAGCTCTCTTGGTATCTTTCATCACGTGTGGAAGATATTTGTTGAAAGCTGTCTGCAATTTGTCTGTCTGCACTGTTTCTAACAGATTGGACATCACTTCTCTTTTGTCGCCTGACAATGGCTGAAGCATCTCGCTGAGTACTCTGTCTCTCTTGTATTCTGCTTCTACCTTTTTCTTTTCGATAGTAGTAGATTCTAAGAGTTTTTCGTTCTCGGCAATCTTTGCTTGTGCTTCGTCCAGTTGCTTCTGCATTTTGCGAACTTCTGAAGTCTCGTTTAGGTATGAAGACAGATACTCAGAAGCATATGCTTCGAAGATCTTTCTTCCAAAGTTGTTTTCTCTTGCGGTCTTGATGTCCTCTTTGAATTGAGTCATCTCTTTTGTGATGGATTCACTGACCATAGTTTCAACAACCTTGCTTGCCTTTTTGATGAATGCTGATCTAATTTCTGCAAATTTTTGTTTTGCTTCTTTGACCAGTTTTACACGAGTTTCAACCACTGATCTCTTGTCTGTTTCGAACTCATTGAGTTCTTTGGCAAGAGATGAAGTCACAAATGATTCAAGCGTTTTGATCTGCTCGGCCATCTGTGCTCGGTCTGTGTGCAACTCTTTCATTTCGTTGGCAAGTTGTGTGGAGATGAACTTTCGAAGCATTTCCATGTGTGGCTTCATGTTCTTCTTGTACTCCACTCGCTGTGCAGCTAACTGCTTGCGATCTTCCACGAATTCAGCGATCTCTTTTGTGAGGCCTTCTGTCATCATGCGATCCACAGCTTCTACCATTTGAGCCTTGTCATGTTCGTAACGCTGAGCAAACTCTTCACGAAGTTCTGCCTTGGCAGTTTCTTTGACTTCTGATAACTTGGCTTCCCATGCCTCTTCGATTTGAGTGCGGGTTTCCTCTGTTACCAGGTCTTTGTCAAGGAGTTGCTTTATTACGTCTAACATATTATGTCTCCTATTTTATTTTTAGTTCCTTAATTAAACGGACCACTCCGTCCTTTAAGTATTTTTGTGCCTTTGTGTCGTGCTTGACTGCTTGAGCAACTTCAAATATCTGATGGCCACCGTTCATGTTCAGTAGTCCTTCATATATTGGAGTTGGGTACGCATTGGGAGCTGATGGTTGTGCCACCACATCCACTGTGATAATGTCAAAGTCGTGTACATTACCTGAGCCTTCGTCGACATTTCCTGAGCCTCTGCTTGATACGCCTAGTTTTACGCCTGATTGTAGCATTGTTTCTACAAGCTTACCCATCGGTGTAGGTAAAATTTTTAATTTGCCATATCCGTTTGGTCCATCCATCCACATTTCTGAAATCATGTGGCTCACTCTATCCAAGTTGATCTTTAGGTCTTCTGGATGATCAACTTCTCCGAGGACTGATTGGCCCCCGGAGATTTGTTCGGATACTTTTGAGACTGCTTTGGCAATCTCTGACACTGGATAGACTCGCTGATTGGCATTCTTAACACCACCTTGTATGCAAATGCCCTTCATGTACAAGTCTTTGCCTTCGTTGGAAGATTCGACTATGACTTTTGCTTGGTCAAATGTTAAGTTTTCTCTCAGCAGTTTCATGTTCTATCCTTACTTAGAAGCCACAGGAGACTTGCCGTCTACTGAACCTTCTTTTTCTTGTGCCTTAGGTGCGTTGTCCAACTTCGCAGACTTGATGCCTGGTTCGTTTTTTGCTGTCACACCCATGTCTTTTGCTGTGTCGCCTGTCAGTGCTTTGCCAACACCGCCTTTGCCTTCACCGCCTTGGTCCATCTTGTGTGCACCTGCTGTGTTGACTGGCTTGTTTGACTTTGCAACTGGTGATGCTTTGTGATCTGCGTTCTTTTCTGAACCCATCTTTTCAGCACCATGTCCATCGGACACCATTTCTGAGTATTCTTTGATTAAAGTGTCTGCATCTTTTGATGTTGACTCTTCGAATTCTAACTCTTCTTCTGATTCAACAGCGTCTAGTTCTGGTTCAAAAGATTCTTCTTCAGGCTCTTCGTCTTTTTCGTCCATCATTTTTGCAAACTCTGCCTTGAGGGCATCAAGTTCTTTTTCTAATGGTTCGAACATTTCTTCTGCTTCGCCTTCTTCTTCCTCTTCTTCACCTTCGTCATCGCCTTCGTCACCTGGCATTTCCATATCGTCCATGCCGTCTGCTTCTGCTTCGATGTCTGAGATTAGATCGTCTGTTGCGTCACCGCCGATTTCTTCGATGGTTTCATCGGTTGATTCTGCAGGTTCTTCCTCTGCTTCATCTTCCTTCATTTCTTCTTTGTCTTTATCTTTTTTATCTTTGTGTTTTGCTTCATCAACTTCATCAGCATCATCTTGGTCTGCTGATTCTTCAGTTGTTTCTGCTTCCTCGTCTGCTAGGATACCTTCGTAGATAGAACGTGATTTTTCCACAACAATTTCGTGGAACAGCTTTTCAGCTTCGTCCTTCTGCTCGTTCACAAGCAAGTCAAGGAGTTTTTCAAATTTAGACATGATAATTGCCTCCTTTTAGTAACAGATATTTAACAAGAATGAAAATGACAGCCCTTTTAAGAGCTCTTTTTGGGCATTTTTGACAAATGCTCTTCGAACATATTGTATGTAAGGTCGATCCAATTGGGTTTTTGTGCTAATTTAATGGGTGATTGTTGTCCTTCACGCACTACATGGTAGAAATTTACATGAGGATGATTGGTTGTGTTTTGTATCATCTGATTGAGCCAATTACCGAAATATGTGCGATCAGACTTGGCTGCTCTGTATCTATCCATGCCTTTGTACATATTATTAATTTTTCTGCCATGTTTTTCGTCAATTGCACCCGATTCTGTGATGCCGAAGAAGTCCATGCCCAATATGTAAATGGTCTGAAACTTCTTGTACTCCAGTGCAATGCGTGTGGCTGTGGGTCCAGAAGACCATCCCCAGTCTTTGGCAATGCGATGCACACGAGGATCTTTCACTCCTCCGCGCGGATATGACCACATTTCTAATTTGTCAGGCACATTTCTTTCACAAATGTATTTCACTGTGGCAATGTCCACTGAAATCAATGCATCTGGCCAAAAATCTTCAACCACAGGCAACACGTTCATGCCTATCACATATCCCTTGGGTGTCAATTTGTTGAGATCAAAGTCTTTGCGTGATTCGCCGTTGGCAATGATGAAACACACTTCGCCTTTTGGTTTGTAGTCTGTGTCTTTTTTGGGCACAGATGGTTCTGCAACAGGTTTTGTAACATTGACAGCGATGGGTTTGGAGTTTGACAGTTGTGAATTTTTATATTTTTCAAGGGTTGCTTTGGGATCTTTGAGTTCTTCCGGGGTCAACCATCCTGACACAGGACCAGACTTGTTGAAACATGTTACTGTTGTTTGTCCGTTGATAGCAGATTCGCAAGCTGCTATTTTCCATTGCAATCTTCTTCCAGCCATGTATGAATTTATATATTACAGAGTGGGTTCGGCAACATCAGCAACTGATCCACCATACATTTTTTGATACAGTTCGCGATCGTTACGCTGTTCTTGTCTGCGTTGTTGCATCTGTTGACGCAGTTGATTGATCATTTCGAGTGTGAGTCTTGATTTTCTTGTGTCATTGTTCATATCATACTGAGTTCGATCACTGTCGCTGTGGTGTCTGTCTTTGTTGTCAAGGGAATCAAAAAATTCGAACAATTGCATGTGTGTATTTAAACCTCCACGGTCCCTTCATCGCCACCGAGGCCTTCACCTTCTTCTCCGGCTTCAAGATCGCCTTCTGGTGCAACTTCGCTGGTTTGGGCGTCTAGATCAGAAGCAATACCGCCACCTGTGACTCCAACATTGCGTAGATCACTACCTTGCACAGCATCGTCTTTGGATTCACCCTTTTCTTCGGCCCACATCTTTTGATTCTGTGCCATTTCTTCTTCTGATAGGCCCAAGAATCGCTTGAGTGCAAATCTTTTGCTCAAATAAGGCACCTGTTCAATCTGTGTGAATGCTTGCACTCGCTGATTGTCCAGTTCGATCTGTCTGTATGCGGCAAAGTTTTGTGGTGTGTTGAATTTCAAATCAAACAGTGATGTGTCTATGTTGAGGCCTCTGTGTTTGAGGAACAGTTTGAACTCTTGGTCAATGGGTGGCACCACAATTTCCTGCAGTCTTTCGCAGTATTTGTTGAATCTCAATTCTTGGATGTATGCAGTGCCCACTCTGCCATCTGAATACTGTGGATTGGCTCCGTCATCTGGGCCTGTTGGTAGGTATGATGAAGGAATTCTCAGTGCTCTGTACAATTTGTTGGTGAAATAACGCAAGTCATCGATCTCACCCAAGTTGGTACCGCCTGGTAATGTTTCAACCTTTGAGCCTCTGCCTTCTGCTGTTTGGGGGAAGAAGTAGTCTTCATTGATTGACAGTGGATTGTATGTGGCATCAATCTGATTGGTGCCTCCTGATA